GCTATAAATAGGACTAAAAAAGAAACTTACTCTTTTTCCTGGTTAAACGAAAAGGATGGGGGACTCTTTTTAGGTATTGCAAAGAACATAGAAAGATTCTCTAACTCTGCAGGAGGTGGTTTTTTAATTCCATTTGGAAGATTCTTTAACACGGCTACGGCTATGCTGGGAGACTACAGTGGTTTTAATGCACTTAAGCATGTAACAAGTAGGGTCTATAATCTAAACAATCCTTTTGATGATCAGGGTCAAGCTCTTCTAACTAAAGGTTTAGTAGGTGCTGGAGTAATATTTGGACCTAGACTTTCTACAGGAGGTGGCTCAGAGTACGAATCTGCTAAACAGAGAGTAAAGAACGGGGAGGCATGGAACTTTGATATCCTACCTGATGGATCTCGTAGAGACTATACTTACGATGCACCCCAGAACTACCCTCGTATGTACTTCTCGATGGAGATCTTGAAGATTCGTTTATGGAAAGTGTAGAGTTGTTAAGTGGCGCATTCTCTAGAATAGCTTCAGGTAGTACTAGATTTCTAGAGCCTATAAATACTTTTTCTATGTATGCCACAGGTGACTTTGCTTCTCCTGATCGTAGACAGGGTAATGAAGTCCTTAACAATTCTGTAAGGTATGTTGAAAAAATACCTGAGATGTTTGGAATAGAAACTACAGACTTACCAGATCGTAAGATAGCTACTAGAGATAGGGGTAACTTTGATTTTGGTAGAGTTGCTCTAGGCGCAAGGGGTGATAGAGGTGCATCTCCTGCTGAACGTGTAGCTGCATCTGTAGGTAAGGCCTCTTGGAAGGCAGTTATGTTTAAAGGGGAACCTGAACTTAAAAACAGACTCGATGATTTTGTACAGGAAGTATTTAACCTGGAAGCATCTAAGTTAATTGAAAACGGATTCCTAGAAAAAAACTTGGCTAAAAGAGAGAATGATTACTTAGCACTTGTTACTAAAGTTAAGAACAGAGCTAAAGCAATATTATCCTCTAGCCCCAAAAAAGACGACCAAATACTACAACTTGAGCAAAAGGTATTAAGCAAATACCCTAAACGAGTGAGAGAGGATGCTTTATCTCATATAGGATTTGAAGGTGAGATAACGGATTTAAAGAACCAGGAGGATGGTGCAGAAAAACTTCAGTTTTTACTATACTTAATGGAATATGCAGACGAGATAATGTATGCAGATTAAGTAAAAGGGGGCGAAAGCCCCCTATTTTTTTGATTGATGTTGGATAAGTGCTTCAAGATACCACTGAGCTTTCTTTAGATCTTCTACACCGTTCTTGTAACGCCATCGGTGTAGATACTTAGCAATGTTACCTCGGAAGTAACCTGTAAGTTCGTCATCATTAAGAAAGTCTTTTATGTAGTCAATACACTCAATGTCTCCTTGACCGTAGTGCTGGGGATTATTTACGTTATCATTCATAGCTGCACTAGCTCTGCACTTGTGTACGGAATGTGGAAAAATTTTTCACCCTTTCTAATGTATCTTCCACTAGCTTCTTTTAAAGACTCATGGGTAAGTAAGGTGTCCTTGATCCTCCAGATCTTAGACATGTCAAAGCTAAAGATATAGAAGTTTAAGACTCCGTCTACACCTTGGTGTTTTTCAAGTAATCTTTTCTTACGTTCAGGGATTCTAATCTCCGACCAATGTTCTGGCCAATCACCCTTCCAAGCAGTCTTAACTTCTACCTCGTTAAAATAGGTAAAGCCATTCTTCTGGGTAACCAAGTCAACGTTGTAGTTTTCTTCATTAGACACTACAGTGTGTCCCTGACTTTCAAGATAAGCAGCTAGAGTTTCTCGGGCTGGCTTATCATAAGCATCATACAAAGCTTTACTAAAAGGTCTCTTAATCATCTAACAAGTGCTCCTTAAGTTCTGTGTAACCCCCGATCAAATTTCCCTGTTCATCGAAGATTTGAGGTACTGTAGTTAAATTTGTCTTCTTTAGCAAGGTTAAAACCCACTTAGAACTAGTAGAATGTACATTATATTCTACATAACCAAGGTTTTTATTCTTCAACATTTCTTTAGCTAAGTCACAAAAGTTACACTGCTCTCTAGTTATCACCACATACATTGTGTTCTTTTCTCCAATTCAGTTCACGTAACAGTTTCTTTTGCTCATAGTCCGACAGTATCATCCAGTCTCGGATCTCGTCTATGGTTCTTAAACACCCTGCGCAGTACCCGTCTTTTATTTGACAGATCTTTACGCAGGGTGAGGGTGTAGACCCTACACTAGGTCTACGATTTCGCATGAGTCGCCAGTGCAAGCAAGTGTCTGACTCCCAGAAGTATTATCTTCGTTCTCATACTCGGAGAGTTTAGACCAGTCGATAGACTTAGGCATGAGAGACTTGAGAGAGTTGTAGTCACTCCTACCTACTTCTTGATAAGGTGCTTGCTGATACGTGTGTTCATTGTATGGTAGGAATGATACACCAGACATCTCGTCAAAATATTTGTAGACAAATGCACCTACTTCCATCCACTCCTCTGACTTTACGTTTATAGTCACTGAAGGTTTATGTTCACACCAATGCCTTTGATACTGTAGCCACATCTTTAACTGTTCAATAGCAGAGATGTCCGATGTACATACAGCACCTTTAGGTGCCATCTGAGGAAAACTAAAGACTGTAGTCTGTTCAGGTTTAAACACATCAGGCTCATTAGGAATGCCTTGGTCAATCATAAACTGTGTCAGAGGATCTTTGTTATCACCACGAACAGTCCGAATATAATAGGGGCTGTGACGAGCATGAATACCAGAAGAGGAGTCAACCAACTGTGATACTGTTCCCGAAGGTTTAACGCAGCTGATAGCAGCAGCAACAGGGATGCCAAGGCGTTCAGCCCACTCAGCATTAGTAGCCACGGCCAAAGATCTAAGTTTGCCAAGAGTTTTCTCCAATCCCACATTCTTTGTTGTCATTAAAGGGTTATCCATGATGCCAGTAAGAGACACACCAAGTAGACGTTCATCTTCAGTATTGTCTGCCCACTTCTTACGTAAGTAAGGAAACTTGGTATAGGTAGATTGAATTGTGCCTAAGATAGTGGCTAGGCGTACTTTCTCCTTCAAAGTTTCTAAAGTATCTGTGGCACGTACTACACACTCTGTTAAGTTGCAAAATTGCATCGGTCGTAGTATAATTTCAGAACAAGGATTTGTACCAAAATCATAGTTAGGATCACGTCTACCATTTAATCCAGCTTGTTTCTTAGATGCTTCACGGTTAAAGATACCACGTTCACCAGAACCAGACTCAACTAAAGCCATCCACTCACGCATAAAAGAGACACTGTCTGGTTTTTCAGTGTAGGAGACGGAGTTGTTAGCCAAGGCACGTTGTGGATTATTCTCCCACCATTGTCCTGACTTAGCATGACGCATCCGGTCATCACTCAAATTAGACAGACTGATCATTGCACTACGGCGTACACCACCTACAACTACTACCTCACCAATCTTACACATAATATCGTGACACTCGATAGAGCTGAGTTTACGTCCTGAAGCTTTCTTGAAAGTGCTAATAGTAAAGTTAAACAGGTCAACCAAAGGGGCTGGACCAGAAGCCCTACCACCAAAAGTTTTAAGAGGTGCTCCAGCTGGACGTACCTTAGACACATCCCAAGTTGGGATCTCACCGGAGTATAGGAGTGCAATCAATTGACGAAGAGCCTTAGCCCACCCCTCCTTGGAGTCCTTGACGACGATATTAGTCTCACTGTCGAAGAGTTGAGGAACATCTGGAAGCTTGTTGATGGCTTGCCTCTCTACACTGAAGCCAACTCCCGTGCCACAGAGGAGGATAAACATAGCCTCATCGAAGGACTTAAGGTCATCTACGGGTAGGTAGCTACAGTTGTACATACAGGTATTGTCCCTGTCTGCTGCAGGTCCGGCAGTCATAAGAGATCGCATAGAGGGCATTACCTCTAGACCTAGAATAGCCTGTTCTAGTTTAAACTTTGTTTCTGAATCCACCAAGTCTCGAACTACATTAGTCATAAAACGAGATACAGTATCACTCCAGGATTCACGGCCAGATCCTTCACGGTACTTTGCATACCGTGACTTGTGGATAAAAGCCTGGTAATCTGTTGGTAGTTGGTTATTCATCTTTTATCCCCTGACCCTTTTAATTTACCACGTTGTTGTCTATCACGTAGCTTTTTTAGATTACCATCTGCAACTGCACTGAGATCTACATTAAGATCTCGACATAGTGCTGCGATATACCAAAGACAGTCACCCACTTCATCTGCAATTGCATCACGATCAAACTGACCGTCACGCATAATCTTCTTAACCTTGTTAGCTACCTCACCAGCTTCAGCTGCTAGGCCTAGGGCTGGGTAGATTATTGCATGTTCTGACTTATAAATAGCAGTAGCTGCTGCGGCATTTTGGTAGTCATCTAACTGACCTGAGTCATAAAAATCCCAGGCATCTATATCAACTTGGCTTATCATATCTAACCTCACACTCCTCTACAACGATATCATCTATGTCGTACAAGCTTCCCTGTACGAGTTCTGAGATTACCTCAGCATTATTCCCGAATGTTTCTAAAAAGTTTGCACTAGGGTCTACTTTTATTATTATATTTAGCTCAAACCTCATCAGCAAGACTCCTAGTTATACTCAGCATCACTGGTCATGTCAACAACAATGGGGTCAATTGACTTAGAAAAATGTTTCTGCCATTCGTAAGCAGAATCAAAATCATCAAACCAAAAGTTATCATCGTAGACCTCACCGTCAATTTCTGTTTTACATACCATAAAGTACTTAGAACCTTCCGGTGCAGAGGCAAAATCTTCTGGGTCTTTAATCTCTTCTATAGAGACTGGACCTTCAATAACTCCCCATATCTTTACTTCCATTTCTTTAACAACTCCATGTAGTGATCAAGACTTACCATTGTAATCCATTCTTTTCTATCTGCCCGAAAGAACACAACTGGCTCACCTTTACCATGCTTCCTGGCTTGCTCAATATAATCGTAGGCCATCTTCATTCCAGACTTCCTACGTTTTACTTCGATAGTAATTGGAATCTTTTTCCTAGCTGCGGGAGACAGCTGGATGTCTTCTCCAGTGTCCCCCATAGTAGTAGACTTAACGTCATCAGGTTCTAGGTCAGGAAAGTTTTCTAGTATCGTATCCCTGATTTCGTTCTGCCCAGTTCTACCTTTAGCCTTAGCTGCCCGTGTCATCGAACACCTCATCAACCTTGGGTTCTTTTTCTACGTGCACCAAGTACTCAATGCCGTAGGAGTATTTGAACATACGCAGATTAGGCCAACAGATCTTTTTGTATTCACAGAATTGACAGGACTTGTCCAACTTAGTGTTGGGGCTTGCCTTGCTTGCAGGTACTGGTTGAATACGATCTGTAGGTAGGTCACCTGCAACCAGATCTTTGGCTGCAAGCATCTCTTGTTCTTTGGTCTTCAGGTCTTCAGTAAAGTCATGTACGTCCAGGCAGATCTCACCACTAACCTTATCAACAGCAAGGAAAGCCCCGTGTGTTTTGTTTGTAACTAGTGGGTCGTCCTTACCTGCATAGACATAGGAACTAAGTTGGCTAATGTAGCCGAAAGCGTCATTGTCACGGAGTGATCCGTCTTTAAACTTCTTGAAAGCAAAAGGGCTGCAGGACTTAACATC